TTAGCAAGGGGAACGACATTATGGGTCGTTATAGTCCATTTAGTCAAACCTTTAGGTTGCCGTTTACAAATTACAATTCAAGATTTTTTGGCTTATATTATGACGTTAATTTAACACAAAGTGGTGCAGGCAATGTTTTTAACATACACAAAAAAAGCTATTGCGAAATAAGAGTTGACGGCATACCAATTATAACAGGGTCTTTACAACTCAAAAACGTACACACTAAAAGCAAAGAATACGAAGTTGCAGTATTTGGAGAAGAGGCCAGCATCTTTCAAGAGATAAAAGACAAGAAGCTGATCGATTTATTTATTAGCGAAGATGTTATGGACGTAGACTACGACGTTCCGTTGACACCTAGTGATATTGTTAATTCTTGGACGTTAACTAACGATGTCACAACAGGCAATGTTGGCGACGGAACTATTGTATTCCCTTTAGCTGATTATGGTCTAAGCCAAGAAGAAAGTAGTTTTTTATACTACGATGACGGAAGCTTAGAAGCACAAGGCATTGCACAAGAAAACTTCTTGCAACCTTATATGTTTAAGCCAGCAATTAGTGTTTCGCATTTATTTGAAAAAATATTTACACAAGCTGGCTACACACTAAAAACAAATTCGTTTTTGACGTCTGACGCCTGGACTAAGTTGTATATGACTTTGGCTACTGACAGAGAATCAGTCGCTACAAGAGGGGTTGCAGGTTTATGTGTATCGCATACACCAGCTACGTCAGTTGCGCAAGTTAATTGGGGGCCAGCACCAAACCCACAAGAAAGCGCAGGAGCATATGAGATTGTTGATTTAAATTTAGACGACACAACTGGTGTGGGTGTTAACAGTAACCCACCAGCTTTATTTGACCCAGCAAATAATTGGAAATACTTTGCGAGTATTGATTCTGGTTATTTTGATGTTCCTGATACTGGTATTTATTATGGCACAGCAAATCTAGGTTATGAAACAAACTTGACTGAAAACGGTAGGATAACTATGCGAGTTCAAAAATTATCTCCTGGTCAAGCGTCTAGTTTTTATCAATATACTTGGAGTGGTTATACAGATGTTTCAGGTGTAAGTACAGGATTTTTGCCAACTTTTGAATGGTTTTTGCCTTGTGATGCTGGTGACCGTGTATATTTTCAAGCTGAAATTATTATTTATTCAGCAAATCAATCTGGTGATTATATAAGAGTAATACCCGAAGGAACCTTTTTTACAGTTTACGCTTCCGATCTAAACAATGGCATTGCGCAAATGCCAAACAATATGCCTGACGTACAACAAAGCGCATTTGTAAAAGATTTAGCTCAAAGGTTTAATTTATGTATAACGTCAGATAACAACGACGTAAAGCAATTAAACATACAACCTTGGCAAGATTATATTGACGCTGGTGATCGTAAAGACTGGACAGACAAGCTTGACACATCTAAAGAATTTACAATAAAGCCAACAGACTCAATACGCAACAAATTTTTACACTTTGAAGACGCTGAAGACGATACTATTTTTAATAAGAATTTCCAAGATCAAAATCAATATGTAATTGGAAGGTATAAGCAAGAAGTAGGTCAAGATTTTACATCTGGTACTTTAAAAAACGACCCTATATTTGCACCGTTTCAAGTTGGGCGCATACCAAAAGCTAACGGTACTGACATAAGTGAAATAGGAGACGTTCTAATACACAAGGGTTATGGACAAGACACGAACGGGCCTATATCGTCTGCTAAGCCTAAATTGTTTTATCACAACGGAGTTAAAACACTAGCAAACGGTGCGTCATATTATATTGAGGAAACGTCTGTTACAACATTTCCTTTGTGTGTAAACTTTTACAATAACGGCAACGAAATTGCAAGCGACTCACCTTACTTGATGTGGTCATTTAATCAATCGCACGCCTTTGGACTTGTAAACTATGGTGCTACACCTTCAGACGAAGGTTATTTTGCAAGGTATCACCAACAGTTCTTAATGAGCATCTACGGCCAGGAAGCTCGTCTTGTTGAGTGCGAAATTATGCTTAGTCCAACAGACATCTTTAATTTTAAGTTTAACGATGAAATAATTATTAAGAATACAGCTTACAGAGTTTTAACTATTTCAAACTATCAACCATTTGCAAACGTACCTTGTAAAGTTACTCTGTTAAAAAAACTTGACGCATTTAAAAGTCAAAGCATACCACAACCAGACGCAGAATGTGAGCTTGTTGTTGCTGGCCTTCAACAAAATGGATTTGTTCTATTTATAAACCCTGAAACAGGTGTGACGTCTAACGGTACAGAAGAATGTTGCAACGAAAATCACTACACTTTTAACACAACTTTAAACGCTTGTATGTGGGCAACAGGCAATACTGGTGGTGGTAACGGATTAAACGATGGACAAGTTCCAGGTTCGCCGATCGCTGTCGGTAAATCGTTGGTCTCAAATTTAGGAGGTGTACACGCAGTAAAAAATCAATCTGCAAACCATAACCCAATACCAGGAGAAATATCAATACAAGGGCAAAACGTTTTAACAGGAATACAAACTACGCAAAAAAATGTTGTTTTATATGCTACAACGTACAGCAACAATACAACTACTGCAACGCCTACTGGAAACCCAAATTTGGGTAAAGCATTTGCGCTTGACGTAAATATGTCAGCACGAATTATTGTCAGAGCTTTGTCTATACAGACTGACGACTACTTTGTTACATCTAGCGTTGGGTCACCAAATTCAACGTCATTTAAAGTTTATACTTTTATGGCTAAGAATTTACAAGGAACAATAAGCATAACTGGATCGGAACAGACGGACTTTGCACAAGAGGACACAGACGCAGGAAGTAGAGTCGTTGAATGTTTAGCAACAAAGGGTACTGGTAGTTTTGACAATACACTTATGGGCTTTGTGATCAACGTAACAGGCCCAACAGATACAATTTGCGCTTGGAATTTAGATTGCTCAATAACTTTTATGAGTACCTCGACTGCAACTATGCGTCAAGAACGCAACTTGTTGTTGTTGGAAAATTTAGGAGACATATTATCAGAAGACGGGCTTCCTTTAGTACAAGAATAAAATGATACAATATTTAAACAAAGTAGGTGAAACAATACCTAACACTTTAAAATTAGCACAAAATAACGAGGTCATAAAAGATACATATACGCTTCAATTATATGGTTATTATGAATACACAGGTTGGCGTGGATTCTTTAAAAAAATAAGTCAAGGCATAAAAGCAAGAAAAAATGGCAGAAAAAATTGAAGTTGGTGTAGTTATTAAGGGTGCTGACACAGCAACAAAACAAATAAACAAAGTTGACAATGCAACTAAAAGTCTAGGCACAGGAATAGAGGGTGCAGCTACTGCTTTAGATAGTATGACAGGCGGTGCTGTTACAGGTTTTAGAAAAGCTGCACAAGGTACAAAAGCTTTTATTAAAGGACTAAAGCTTACAAGAACTGCTATTATTGCTACGGGTGTTGGCGCACTTGTCGTTGCTGTTGTTGGATTAGTAACAGCGTTTACTAAAACAAACAAGGGTGCTAAAATGCTAAAGGTTGCTATGGCTGGTTTAGGTGCTGTTGTTGAGCGTGTAGTTGGATTTTTACAAGCTGCTGGAGGGTTTATTGTAGGTCTATTTACTGGTGGTGTAACGCAGGCTGTTGACAATTATCGTGAAGGTATGGACAAGCTGAGTGGTTCTATTGGCGAAGCCGTGCGCCAAGTTATGGAATTAGAAAGACGCACCCAAGCGTTAAGGACTTCACAACGTGATTTATCTGTACAATTTGCCGAAGGACGAGCGCAAATAAAAGAATACAATATGATCGCTGAAGACACGACTCGTGGCATCGAAGAACGTATTGAAGCGGCTGAAAAAACAATGGCTATTGAGCAAGAATTGATGGCTGAACGTCAAAGAATAGCTCAAGAAGAATTTGACATTGCAAAACAACGTGCGTCGTTAAGTGACACAAGCGAAGATGATTTAGATAACCTTGCGCAATTAGAAGTTAATCTTATAAACATAAGGACGGAATCTGCTGAAATGCAGACGACACTTAACAACAGACTGAATACAATTCGTGCCGAAGCTGCTCGAAAAGCCAAAGCCGAAGCCGATGCAGTAAAGGCAGCTGAGAAGGAAAAGCAAGAAGCGATCTTAGAAACGCAACGTGTTATGAGGCAAGAAGAGGAAAAAAGAAGCGAAGAGTTGCGTACTTATTTAATGACTCAAGAGGAAATCGAGCTTGAAGCACACGACAAAAAAGCTGCAAGATTACAAGTAGCTCAATTAGAAGCTATGATGGAAGGTGAAACTGCTACACTTGATTTAAAAAGAAAACTAGATGCTGAAAGGTTAGCAATAGAACAGAAGTTTATCGACCAACGTCAAGCAATTAGAGACAAGGAAAGGGAAGAGGACGTTAACAACCTTCTTGGTTTCCTAACAACGAAGTCAACGATTTCCAAAGAAGATGCCGCCAAACAAATCGCCCTTGAACAAGCAACAGCCGCAGCTATTAAACAAGCACGAATGGGGTTAGTGCAAGCTGGATTCCAAGCTTTAAATGCTATGGCTAAAACTGAAGAGGGGCAAAGAAAGTTAGCTGTTGCACAAGTCTTAGTTAATAAAGGTATTGCAATATCAGAAGCTGTTAAAAATGCACAAGCATCAGCAGCAGGAACAGGCCCAGCAGCTATTGCAACTGCACCTGGATTTACTGCTACACTTGTTGGAATTGTATTGTCAGGATTTGCGTCTATAAAAGGTATAATGAATCAAGCTGGCGCAGCAGTTCAAGGACTTGATACAGATATGCCTGACTTATCTGGTGGTGGTGGTGCTGGTGCTGGTGGTGGTGGTGGTGGTGGCCCTCAACTTGCGCTTACACCAGACTTGTTGCAGTCATTTAATCAAGCAATGACATCAACAGCCGTACAAGCTTACGTCATTCAACAAGACATAGCCGACGCAGACGCACTCGCAGCAACACTAGAAAATCAAGCTTCACTTGGTGGTGGTTAAAATAAACAATAAAACAGAATATATTTTTAAAGATATGAGAAAGAAAGTAGAACTTCTAATTGATGAAGATGAACCAATCAGCGGCATCGAAGCTGTTAGTTTAGTTCGATTCCCTGCTATTGAAACTGACTTTGTTTATTTATCTAGCAACGCTGACAAGAAGATGTCGTTTGCTATGGACGAAGAAAAACAAATGCTTATAGGGCCTGCGTTGATACCAGATAAGTTGATTATGCGACTTGACGAAAACGACGAAGAATACGACGTTTATTTTTCTAAAGACACAGTACGTCAAGCGATGGAACTGTTTATGCGTGAAGCTAGAACAAACGAAAGCACACTTGAACACGCGTCAAAGATCGACGGGGTAACAGTTGTTGAGTCTTGGCTAGTTGAAGATTCTAAAAAAGATAAGAGCGCGTTGTACGGTTTTGACTTGCCTGTTGGCACTTGGATGATTGCATCTAAAGTAAACAACAAAGAAATTTGGGAAAAGGTTAAAAAACGAGAAGTGCGAGGTTACTCAATAGAAGGGTACTTTACTGACAGACTTGTTGAAATGAAACGCGGCAAGTTGTGCAAAAATTGCCCAGAGGACGAACAAATTATTGAAGAACTAAAAGCGATAATTTTAGAAGAGGTAAAACCGTCTGGTGAGTTAAACGGACAACCCTTATTTAAGAAGGCACAAGACGCACAACTTTGGGGCGAAATCTTTTTTAACCGAACTGGATTTAATTCTGTTTCAGTTAACGGTGAAACGCTTTATAGTGCAAAGCAAAGTTTGGAGTCATACCCTTGGGATGAGTGCATCCGTGATCAAACAAATCGTTATGGTTCAAAAGAAGTTGCAGAAAAGGTGTGTGGTATGATACGTTCAAAATATGGTTGAAAATAAACACCTTAAAAAGGTTTATATATATCAAAGTAAAATAATTTAATTACGCGTAATGAACACAGTTGAAAAAATCAGAAAGGCACTAGGACTTCCTCAGACGAAGTTGTATGCCGAAGCTCGTCTTGACGACGGGCGTGTTGTCGTTACCGAAGCCGAGTCTATGGACGTAGGCGTTGAAGTTCGTATTCTCGACGATAGTGGAGAAGCATCACTTCTTGACGCTGGAACATACACACTTGAGGACGGAACGAAAATTGTTGTAAACGAAGATTCTCGTTTAGCATCTTTAGGAGATGACGAAGTTGAAGTTGAAGTAGAACTTGAACATACTCCTGACCACAAAGAAGATGAAGAGGACGAGATGGGCTACGACAAGAAAAAAGTTGATATGAATTACGACAAAGTTCGTGATGCACTAGACCAAGGATTTCCAGACTTAGGGCAAGACACTATCGACGCGATCGCTACTCTTGTAGCAACTATTTACTCTAACGACGAAGAAGTTGTTGAAGTTGTTGCTGAAGAAGAAAAAGACGATGACAGAGAAGATATGTCTAAATTCTTAGAAGAAGCTTTTGCAAGTATAAGCGAAAGACTAAACGCTTTAGAAGATGCGCCTGCATCTAAGGGTGTAACACACTCGCCAAACAACTTTTCGGCTACGCACAAGCCAAAAGATTTAAAACAATTAAATAGTGTAGAACGTGCGCTACATAACATAATCTCTAACAAATAATAAAAATGAGTAATTTAAAGAAATACGATTTCGATATTACTGTTACAGCAGGAACTTATGCTGGTGAGTTAGCGTTACCTTATGTAACGGCGGCTCTACTTGGCGCAGAAACTATTGCTAAAGGTCGTTGTCGTTTAATGGAAGGCGTACAGTATAAAGCTGTTATTAATGCACTAAGAACATCTGACACAATTCAAGCTGCTAACTGTTCTTTCGCTGACGGAGGAGACTTAACTCTTGTTGAATCAATCGTTGAATTGAGCGATTTAGCAGTAATGGAAGTTATCTGTCGTGAAACTATTTTCCCGACTTGGGTAGCAGCTCAAGGACGTATGCAAAGAAACGGCGACATACCTGTTGAGTTTACTGACTTCTTAATGGCTGCTGTTGCAGAAAGAACAGGAACACACCTAGAAAGTTTAATTTGGACAGGAGCAGCGCCATTTGGAACTGGCTTACTATCTAACGACGGAGTAATCGACGAAGCTGGTATTGACGCATCAGCAATGGCAGACTTCATCGAAGCTGACTTAGGTACTGCGTTTACATCAGCAACTATCCTTGGTCATATGAACACAGTATTTGACGCAGCACAAGCTGCACCAGGTATTCTTCAAAAGCCAGGATGTGGGTTCTATATGTCATACGAAGCTTACGCTTTCTTCTTGCAAGCGATCGCAGGTCAAAGCACAAACCAGGGTTACAATCAAGACTTAGGTGGTGCAACATACTTAGGTTACCCTGTTTACCCAACAGCAGGTATACCAAACACTACTGACGTAATGGTATTTACTTACCCTGACAATATTGTTGTAGGTACAAACAATTACACACCAGATACACAAGCTGCGTTAATTCCAGCTTACGCTTACGACGGGTCTGACAACGTAAAAATTTCAATGCGTTTCGGAGTTGGTGTAAACGTAGCTGTTGCTAACGACGGTGTTGTTGGATTTAACTTTTCTTAATCACTAAAATAGAATAATATGCCTTGTTTAATATCAGCCGCAAGAGGTATCGATTGCAGAGATGCGATCGGTGGTTTAAAGGCAATTTATTTTTGTAGTGACTACTGTTCAAACATACTTGCTTCGGCAACGGTAACGGCTTCATCTTATATTATCACAGACGCAGACTTTCAAGACTGGGATATATTTGGTACGCCAACATCGTCAAAGGTGCAAGTTTACAAATATGATTTAGTAACTGACTTGTCAAACTTAACAGTTGCAATAGAAGCTGATAAGGCGACAGGTTCTGTTATGTACAATCAGACTTTAAACGTAGTGCTACACAAAGTGGTTGCCGCAGACCTATTCCAATTAGGACTAATCGCAAAGAATCGTGCGCAAATCTTTGTACAAGATTCTAACGACAATGTTTTCTTAATGGGAATAGAAGACGGATGTTACTTAACTGGTGGTGATACAATAGCGACAGGAACTAACCGTTCAGATATGAATGGCTTGACGTTAAACTTTACTGCTAAGGAACAAGATCCGTTGTATATACTACCAGCACCAACGGTAGGTGACGCTCAGTTCCCATTCGACGGATTGGCCGACGACACAGATCTAGCTATCACATCAGCGTAAGTTGGTTTGATAAACGATAAGAAGGGGTGTGGCAATGCGCCGCATCCCTTTTTATTTTAAACAAATTACAAGTTGTTATATATTCCATAGATGCAACAAATTAGGAACGCAAATAACGCAACTGGAACTGACGTAAGTAATTATTTCTATGTTACGGCAAACCAAGTTCAAAGTATTGCACAAGCGAGTGTTAAATATTTAGTTGAGCTTACATCGTTAAGTTCTAAAAATTCTTTGTATTTTATCCCTTTAGCAGTAAATACCGACAATTTACCAAGGTATGTACGACTTACTTTTGGAGTAATGGACAAAGACACAACGGCTGACCCAACTAATGGTATTATAAAATTTTATGATGACACAGGAAAGCTAGACACATTTCCTATGGGTTTTTATACCTACAACATTTACGAGCAAACAAGTAGTACAAACTTAGACCCTGCTAACGCAACTTTAATAGAAGAGGGAATGGCTTATGTTAGAGACTTCTCTGGCAATATGGAGGAGGTAACTCCTGATTTTAATGAATATAACCCGACCGTTACACAATACGTTTACCCATAATGAACAAACACGATTTTAGCGTTATAAATTATACTGACCAAGAGATACCAGTATTTCAAGAAAAGCAAGGTCAAAATTATGTATCGTATGGCTACGACGACCTTTACGGTGATTACTTGCGAGATTTATTTTTAGCAAGTTCAACTAACGGTGCGATCATAAACGGTGTTGCCGATATGATATACGGTGGTGGCTTAGACGCTACTGACAGAGACGACAGCGATTCTAAACGTGAACAATGGCTACGCCTTCAAGATTTACTTCGCAAGAGTTCTGACGGTCTTTTGCAACGTGTAGCATTTGATTTAAAGTTGTATGGTATGGCTTATATCAATGTTATTTGGAACGCATCAAGGACTAGAATAGGTTGCATAAAACATCTACCTGTTCACACAATGCGAAGTGGCATAGCTGACGACGAAGGAAACGTAAACGAATACTACTACAAGTCAGACTGGAAGGAAAAAAGACTAAAAGAAAAAACAATAAAAGCGTTTTCTTTAGAAGACAGAACTGTCGCATCTACTTGTTTACAGATTAAAAGATACACGCCTTCGCTTCACTACTACTCTGTTCCTGACTATGCTGGTGGTACTAATTATTGTGAACTAGACCAGCGCATCAGCGACTTCCATCTTTCTAACATACGTCGAGGGTTTTTCCCTTCGATGCTTTTGTCGTTTAAGAATGGCGTACCAACACAAGAAGAACGCCGTGTTATAGAACAAAAGGTTATACAAAAGTTTACTGGCGACGATAACGCAGGACGTATATTGATCACTTTTAACGACGGCGACGAAACAGCTCCAGAGTTTACACCCATACAACAAAACGGTGCTGATGGTATGTATGAATATTTGTCTAAATTAGTTAGCGAGAAGATACTTACAGCGCATCGTGTTGTTAGCCCTTTAATGTTTGGAATACGATCAGAAGGTGGTGGCTTTGGAAATAACGCAGACGAATTAAGAGATTCATATTCTTTGTTTAACAATACTGTAATTGCACCATTCCAAGACATAATTTTAAAGACGTTTGGAATGTTGTTTGGCATAAACGACATTGAGCTAGATTTATTTTTTATTACAGCTAAACCTGCTGACTTCTTAGACTTAGATGTTATAGAAACGCTTGACGAAGGTGAGCAACAAAAAGAAGGCGTTACAACTGAAGATGAAGTTATTGTTGACGAACAAGTCGATGAAGTACAAGTAGACGATGTCAAAGAAGTTGAAGATACGATGCCAGATATAACTATCGACAAAGAAGCTTCATATAATGGTGCGCAAATTTCATCGGCACTTGATATTATTGTAAAAGTTGGAGAAGGATTACTAACACCAGAGCAAGCTATTGTTTTCTTAGTGCAAATGCTACAATTTGACCCTGCTGTTGCTAAAGCACTATTTACTGAAGGTAAGGACGCAACTGTTGAAATAGAAAAATTTAGAAGTAAAAAAACTAAAAAAAAAAGAAACGTCTTTGACGAATCAATTACTGACTATCCACAATCAGTAAAAAACAATGCTAAGAAAGTTTTAGACTTTGTAGATAAGAACGGATGGGGTACTTGTGGCACAGCCGTTGGTAAGCAACGTGCGAACCAATTAGCTAACGGAGAACCAATAAGTATTGAAACCGTGCAACGTATGGCTAACTACTTGACACGCCACGCTAAAGATTTAGAAAGTAGTAAGTCTTACAACGACGGATGTGGGAAGCTTATGTATGACGCTTGGGGTGGGAAAGCTGGCCTTAGATGGGCTAAGTCAAGACTAAAGCAACTAGACCTTAGCAAAGAAGAAATGAGCGACTGTGTGCGCTTATCTGCTGCTGAAAGTTTGATTGAGCAAGCTGAAGATGAATCAACATTACTTAAAGAATTTAGTTTAGTAGATGCAAGCAAAGTAAATTACGATCACGAAGAACATCTTAACAAGATGTGGAATTTTGCAAAGCCAAGGGTTATACCAGGCAGCTCACAAGAACGAGGCAGTCGTGGAGTATCTGAACAAGACAACGAATTAATTAGAGTACGTTACGCTTATATGCCTAAGAAAACAGGTATTAATGGAAACCCGTCAAGAGACTTTTGCAAGCTTATGGTTGCAGCAGGCAACAAAGTATGGACAAAAGAACAAATTGAATTAGCATCAGACCGAGCAACTAACCCTGGCTGGGGGCCTGCTGGCTCTGACTTTTATAACATTTGGTTTTATAAAGGTGGTGGGTCTTGTCAGCACTTTTGGGAACGTAGGACGTACTTAAAGAAAGACAACAAACGAATTAGCGTAAATGAAGCACGACGTCTTATACAAAAGGAACAAGCTAGTCTATTGAAAAAAAACGATAATAGAGTTGCAAAGCGACCAAGGGATATGGAAAACAGGGGATTTATAGATCCACAAATTGCAGCTAAAATTAAAACACCTAGAAACTAATGGCACAATCACAAGCACTATTTGTATCAGCAAACAGACTGAAACGAGACACAGCAATAGGAGGGTCAGTTGACGACGATCTTATCCGTCCTTACGTTTATATGGCACAACAACGCTGGATCTTACCTGTTTTAGGAACTGACTTATATGACAAGCTTTGCAGCGATATTGACACAGGTTCTGTATCTGGTGTGTACGAAACACTCCTAAATCAGTATGTTATACCTGCAACCGTGCAATATGCCTTTTCGCAATTGATACCTTATTTAAGAGTTCGCTTTGTAAACAACGCCGTTGTTATTATGAATAGTGAACAAAGTTCTGCTGCAACATACGACGATTTAAGGCCACTAATCGATCAAGCAAACGATATGGGCAACTTCCATAGACAACGTTTAATCGATTACTTGTGCGACAATTCTTCTAGCTATCCAGAATACACGTCGAATACTGGATCGGATTTATGTCCTACAACAAACAACTACACACAAGGGTTAAATGTAGATGACGTATATCCTGACTTAAAGTATCAAGCGTTTTTAACTGCAATTGGTAAATGCAACATATGTTAGACAAGAAACGTGGCAAGTATAAGCCAAGTCAAAAAAACGAACAAAAACTAAAAAAGTACATCAATGGCAAATCAGAAAGTAAGCGACTTGACAGCACTAGCAGAACCACCTGCGAGTGACGACGTTTTGTATGTAGTTGACACTTCGGCAACTGCCAGTAAAAAAGTTCAAAACAAATACCTTATTCAGACGGATAAAATAAGTCTGAACAATACGCAAATAACGGCTTTAGGTAGTGGTGGTACAGCTGGAGAATTTCAGGTCTTAGTTGCTGCACCTGGCTCTGGCTATATGGTTGTGCCGATAACTGTTACTTTTATTTCTACTGGTTCAGGAAGTACAGAAAGCTCGAACGTTAATTTGTACATTGGTTATGACGTAGATCAAACATCTAACTATTGGGCGTTTTGGTCAAGATTTAACGGAACACTTGCAAGTGGAAATGTTAAGTCGCTAACCAGCGTCGGTACGCCACAAACTAGAACTTCGAATTCAGCAACTATTGACAACTTAGCTTTGTCAGTCTGGTCTAGTGGAACTTTTAACGGGGGTTGGTCAATGGACGTTTATATTACATACCAAATAGTAAAGCTATAATGGATATTACACAATACGAAATGCTTGTACTAGCAACAGGTTTGCTAGGTACTGTTTTTAAATTTCAACGAGATTACACTATTCTGACAGCTAGAGTAGTTGCCTTAGAAAAGCACGAAAGCGAGGTTAAAGATTTGCTTCGAAACTTGTGCGAAGGGATGCAAGAAATAAAATTGTTGTTAGCTGAAAAAGGTATTAAATGAGAGAAATAAAATCTGTTGTTTTACATTGTACGGCTACGCCGTTAGACAGAAAACTTACTGTCAAAGAAATTAGAAAGTGGCACGTTAAAGGCAATGGCTGGGCTGATATCGGCTATCACTTTGTGATCCATCAAGACGGCACTATTGAACGTGGTCGTCCTATTGGTAAAGTCGGCGCACATACTTGGGGCAACAATCACGGCAGTATAGGTGTTGCATATTGTGGTGGTGTAGAAAAAAAAGTCTTGAAGTCAATGGACAAAGACAAACCAAAAGCAAAAACAACATTTGTATCAAAAGACACTATGACTGACGAGCAAGAAGCATCGTTTAGAAATTTGTTTAAAATGCTCGAAATTATGTTCGGCGAGCTAAAGTTAAGAGGACACAACGATTACACTTCGTCAAAGGAATGTCCAGGATTTAAAGTCAGGGAAAAGTTTGGCGACATAATGGAATTATAAAAAATGGAATTTATTGAAAACAATTGGGTTGAGTTATTGCTTGCCCTAATCACTTTTGGTAGCACATACACAGCTTTGACTGCTACTAAAAAAGACGACGAAATACTTGACATCATTAAGCGAGTATTTAACGCTATTGTATTAGGCAAAAACACTTGTCAAAAAGATTGCAAAGAACAATGCAAAAACAAATAATTGGGCTACTATCTAAGCTTGACCTAACCGAAATATTCCGAGACAAAGGAAAGCTTCGTAAATGGTCAGCAAAGCGCACTATCGGAGGCGTAATTGTAACCTATGCACTAACATCGATGAATGGGCAAATTGAATGGGATGGCGTTGTGTTATGTGTTGTAGGCATTGTACCACTATGCTTGTCATTCTTTGAAGGACGTAAGGCCTAGATTAAAAGGTAAAAAGCTGAAAGCGTTTCAGCATCTTACTAAAAAGGAAAGGCGAATCCTCATTGTTGGGGATTTGCATTGCCCTTTTGATTTAGACGGATATTTAAAGTTTATAGTTGACACTTACGAGAAGTGGAACTGTAATCAAATTATAATGATCGGTGATTGTATTGATAATCATTATGCCTCATTTCACCCAACAGACCCTGATGGCTTTGGAGGTGGTGAAGAACTTGACAGAGCAGTCAAAAGATTGTCAAGATACAGAGATGCGTTCAATAAAATCTGCGATAGAAAGGTGGACGTACTAATTGGAAATCACGATCGCTTAATTATGCGTCGTGCTTTTGACTCTAACATACCTGCTAGATGGATAAAGTCATACAACGAAGTTCTAGGTACTGACTGGAATTGGTGCGAGCGTGTTGTTTATGACGACGTTCAGTACACACACGGCGAAGGTGGTACAGCGCGAACCCGTGCTAAGAACGACTTGATGTCGTCCGTTGGTGGGCATATACACACACAAGCTTATTGTGAACATCTCGTTGGAAGGAAGTATCGCATCTTTGCAATGCAAACAGGGTGCGGTGTAGACGCTAAAAGTTATGCTGCTGCATACGCTAAGAACTTTAAACGTCAAGCGATCGGGTGTGGTGTTGTCTTAGGTGGTCATACTGCAATAAACGTAATGATGCCTTTAGGAAAGTCTAAACCTAAGCCAGGAGTTGTATTATAGAAAAAGCCCCCTGATTAGACCAGAGGGCTTTCAAACAACATAAACAAATGTATGCCTAAATCAATTTAGATTTATATCAACGACAATATAAGTCATAAAACATCGCTAACAAAATTAGCGGTGTTTTTTTTATCTAAATAAGTGTATGCTAAATAGTATAGCTAACACTAAAATTACACAAGTAATAAACTTGTTAATTGATGAAGATGGGTCTGAAGTGATCATAGTTTTTAGGTTTTTGCAAATATAAACAAATAAAAGTTAAATAAAAACAAAGATTATCTTTTGCTTTTATAGAAAGTATGTTGTAGATTGCGATATGTTAAACAACAAAAAACAAAACAAAATGACTAATTTAGAAGTAACCGGAGTAAGGTATCAAGATACACGTCGAGGGGTATCATACGTCTGCACAACAAACGTACCTAATGTACTTATTTGCAACGACGGACAAGGTGGCGCAACCTTTATTGAAGGACATATTGACGCTAAACCTTATCAATATCTTAACGAGTTTCAGCTTGAAGAACTAATTAATAAGTTTGAAAATATACAATAACCTAAAGGGGCGCGAGTGCGCCCTTTTTTAATGCCCTATAAAATGACTTTAGACGACTTAATAAAAGAAACCGAGGTGAACATTAAGTATCACGAACAAAGACTTCAAGAAGAACAAACAAAGCTTGACGCGTATTACATAGCCCGTGACGCTAAAGCTGATAACCCTTATTCAAAATGAGAACGATATATCCAGATGAACCTATCAAAGACTTTAAACAATGGCGTGAATATATACGTCAACAAGTCTTAGACGCTAACGAACGTCGTGTTATAGCAGAATTTATTGAAGACATTAAGACATCATCAACACCTAAGAAAAAATGAGCAAAGTATTAGTAAACATATCAAACGAATACGGTTACACTATAACTGGTGTAGAAGGCGAATCAATAGACGTTGGTGGTTGTGCCTTAACTGCACCTGGCTTAACTGACTACGATCTAAACAAGACTTATGAGAAGATGATTACACTAATGGTAGATGGTTTTTATATTGGCTTTGCTGGTGTTGCGTCTGCTGTAAGTTACATCAACAAAGCTGAAAAGAACAAAAAGATTAGCAACATAACTTTTTGGAATGACAAAGATTGTATTTACGGCTTAAAGTTTAGATACTTAGTAGGCAGAGAAGATCCTGACGACTTGCTCAACACAGAAAAAGATAAGCAAATTTTTCCTACTACAAAAGCAAAGAAAGATTATCTTTCAAAGGTTTTGGGTCAAAAGCTTAAACGCTCAATAAACAAATACGAAATAAATTTTAAACCTTTTAATTATTAAAAATGCAAACAAGCAAAATAAAGTCCACACAAGCAAGTGGCACTTACGTTAGTAAGTTTGACGGAGCGACTATGTACACTTCAGAAGTTGAATTAGAAGACGGAACAGTTGGCGAAGTTTCAGCTAAGTCACCTGACAGATGGAAGGTAGGCGACGAAGTTGCATACACAGTAACAGAAGGAAAGTTTGGTAAAAAGCTAAAGCTAAACAAACCTGACTTTGGTAGCAATTCAACAAGCACTAGCAATACGGTAACACGTTTTTACGATCGCGACGAAAAAAGACAACATTTAATTATGAATCAATGGGCAATTAAAACAGCTATTGATTGCGAATTAAGTCTAGTATCGCCAGACAAATTTGAGTTACGAAATGCAATAGCAGTAGCTAAAATGTTAAAAAAGTACGCTCTTGATTTAGACAATGTAGACGTTACTTTACAAGCTGACGAATTAATTGAAAAACCGTTCTAATGAAACACAAATCAGACTTTCACGAATTTATAGGCAAACACTATGGAACACAAAGGCGAATGGCCAAGTCTCTAGGTGTTACACCTGAGACTGTAAGATCTTGGATAAAAACAAACCCAAGAGGTATGCTTAAATATTCACCTGAAATAGTAAAAGATAAAAATGTAACTGCATCTCAGATCGTTTGGGAAGTTGTTTATCGAGAAAAAGAATTAAAAAATAATGCTTGATTATTTTACTTTTGCAAGTCAGGACGCTAAACAATACGGAGTGGATGAAGCTATTATGCTTCACCACATCCGCTATTGGGTAGCTAAGAACGAAGCGAACGACAGAAACTTTCACGAAGGTAGATACTGGACATACAACAGTCAGTCAGCTTTTGCTAAGTTGTTTCCGTTTTGGACGGCACGAAAGATAGGTCGTTTGCTTACAAAGCTTGAAGAAAAAGGCGCAATAGTATCTGGAAATTTTAATGACAAAAGATACGATCGAACTAAGTGGTTTACTTTGACAAATGCAATTGACAATTTAAGTAGTTTGCATATGTCAAATATGACAAATGGATATGTCAAAAATGACTCACCTATACCAGATAACTACCAAGAGACTAAACAAAATACAACACACATAGTGTTGCCATTTGATTCAAATTTGTTTAAAGAAAGTTGGACACTCTGGAAAAAGTATAAGAAAGAAGAGCATAAATTTGGCTACAAGTCAGCAGTATCAGAACAAGCTGCCTTAAAAAAATTAATCAACCTATCTAACAACAACGAACAAGATGCAATCGAACTTATCGAACACGCCATTGCGCAAGGATGGAAAGGATTTTACAATAACAGAACAAGCACAAAAAATAAAACTTTCGATCAAGAAAAGTTTTTTAACCATATCGAATCACTCTAATTTGTCACTTAGTGACGCTTGGCACTTAGGTACTAATGTAAGGTCAGCATACAAGCACGAACCTAAAATGACTATTGTGGGTTTGACGGCATTGCTTAAAGATGCTCTTGACTATTTAGAAATGAATAAAAGTTTTCGACACGAAGGCGATTATATAGATGCGGTAACATATTTAATTGAGCAATTTCCAACAATGAAATTAGAAGAATGGAAAGTGATCACTAAAAGATTAAAAGCTGGATATTATGGCAAATTGTACGAAAGACTAAAGCTACCAGAACTTGTAGAAATATTTAAGCAACACGAAGGCGAACGAGGTGATATGATCGAAAACAACTACAACAGACAAAAAGTAGTATATAAACAAGAAGCTGCACAAAAAGCAAAGCAAGAACCATTGACAAAGGAACAAATAAAAAAGTGGCAAGAATTTAAAGATAAACTAAACTTACCTGAATCTGACGTTGACGACAAAGGACGATGGAAGTTTATCGTACACCCTAATTCAACAATCGATGATTGACTTAAAACATATCGATTGTATGGAGTATCTCAAGACGTTAGAAGATAATGCTTTTGAGTTAGCCATAGTTGATCCGCCTTATGGTTTAGGAAAACGAACTACAAGTGGTGGTCAGGGGAACGCTTCTGCAAGGTGGCCCGATCATAGTTGGGATGATGAAATACCTTCAGAAAAATACTTTGACGAGTTAAAAAGAATTTCTAAAAATCAAATTATTTGGGGGGGTAATTATTTTCCATTGTCTCAATATAGGTGTGTTATAGTTTGGCATAAAGACATTTATATTCCAACTATGTCTGAGGTTGAAATAGCTTACACAAGTTTTGACAAACCTTCTAAGTTTATTAAAATCAACTGCATTGATAAAAAAAGAATACACCCTACACAAAAACCTGTTAAGCTATACGAGTGGTTATTGCATAACTACGCAAAAGAAGGCGATAAAATTCTTGACACGCACCTTGGAAGTGGATCAATTGCAATAGCTTGTCACAACCTTGGCTATGATTTGGTTGGTTGCGAGTTAGACAAAGAATATTATAATGCTGCGTGCAAAAGACTAAAACAGCACCAAGCGCAACGAACTATATTTGATGTGATAAGAGAACTAAAACAATAGATATGGCATCAACCAATATAAATATGCTTCATAGAACATCAAACAATTCTAATTCTGACGAGTGCTACACACCAAAAGAAGCAATAAAACCACTATTAAAGGAATTAAAAAGAAATAAGGTTTATTATGACTGCACAAGCAATACTTCATCAAACATTGTAGATTTTATGAATGACAATGGTTTTGTTTGTAAATCAAGTAATGGTAGGGATTTTCTAACTGATCGAGTACCAAAAGATATTGATATAATTATAACAAACCCTCCATATTCAAAGAAAGATAAGTTCATTGAAAGGTGCTACGAAATAGGAAAACCCTTTGCACTATTACTCCCCGTATCAAGTATTCAAGGTCAAAAACGAGGGGCGATGTTTAACGAAAAAGGTATTGAGTTACTTGTGTTGAATAAAAGAATAGATTTCACGGGAAAGGGAAGCCCACACTTTGGTGTTGCGTGGTTTTGTAGAGGAATTTTAGATAACAAGTTGATGTTTAAGGACTAAAACATAATGAATGAACTCAGCACAATAAGTCTAATCAATAAGCACAACTCGACAAGATTACGCCTTGTAAAAGACAAGCATTGTTCGTATGACGCAGAGGACGACCTACACATCGTAGAAATAAAAAATCGCCGATCTTATTATCCGACTAAAATGATTGAGGCGATGAAGTTGTTTGCTAACTATCAAAAAGCACAACTGAAAAACAAGTTTTTTATATATGTAGTAACAGACGAAAAAGGTCTTTACACTTTTAACATTTCAAAACACATTGACACAATTATTGCATCTGGTTTGGTAAAAAAAGAACAGCCAAGTAAGACCGACTTTAAAGGAAGTAAGACAATAATTAAATACTACTACAACCTTGACGAAGAACTTTCGTCATTTACTTATCCCCAATAGTTGCAAAATACTTTTAATTGTTTTATATAGTCTAACTATGGAAGGACTTGTTATTGCAATGGTGATTTTAGCGTTCGTAGATATAGGCGTTGAATACTATTTATATCAAGGTCTTAGAGTTAACGAAGCTATCATTGCTTTACTTGGTATTATGTATTTATGCCTGTAAAGCGATCAACACTAATTAAGAAACTTGACAAAGTGTTTAGTCAATACATAAGACTAAAAGACGCTGACCACGCAGGATATGTAAATTGTTTTACTTGTGGCGTCACAAAAAATTGGCGTGAAGTAGACGCAGGACATTTCCAGTCGCGAGGTAAATACGCAACACGTTGGCACGAAGATAATGTTAAGCCACAATGCAAACGATGCAACGGCTTTCGCGGCGGTGAGCAGTATCAGTTTGCCCTTAACCTTGGAACAGACTTAGCTGACGATCTAGTTGTACTAAGCAACCAACCTGCTAGATTTACTAACGACGAGTTGTTAGAAAAAATAAAACACTACCAACAGGAAGTAAAAAAACTTTTGTAAGCTTTGGGTGTGGTTCAAAAGTATATAAGGGAAAACTATGGTGCGATAATAGAAATCGCTAAAGTCATTACGCAAGGACGACACCCAGATTACGAAGATTTAGCACACGAAGTTATTGTTATGGTGCTTGAAGCGAATCGCGCAAAGATGCAAAAGATAGTTGAAAAAAATCAAATGCGTTTCTATATAATTCGCTTATGTATAAACAACTATCGAAGTTCTACAAGCCGATACCATTACAAATATAGAAAACCAACAGAACGTCACAAACAAGCGACCGAACATCTAAACCACTTACATAATTTGAATGACGTTGATCAAAAAAAATGGAATGAAGTTTTACTTAATTTTATAGAAGATAAGTTGCAAGATGTTGACTGGTTTGAAAAAAATTGCTTTTCTATTTACTACGGAGATCGACACTCACTAAACTCAATGGCAAAAGAAACAGGCATCAGCCGAAACACGTTGTATCGCGCTATTCGAGATGTCAGAAATTATATACAAAATGAAATCAAAAAGCAAGGGCTTAGGAGATACAATACAAAAAATAACTGAAGCAACAGGAGTAGAAAAAGTCGTTAAGAAGTTTTTTGGCGACGACTGTGGTTGCGACAAACGACGCGATCGTCTCAATAAAATGTTTCCCTATCGTCAAATAAAAGAAATGACAGAGGAACAATACAACTTTTTTAAAGATGTGTTGCAACCTGCATATCGAGGACACCAAAACTTGAAAGGCAAAGACTCTGACTTTTTTTATCAGATGTATAACGACATCTTTGGGAAAAATCAAAAAAAGACAAAGTGTACTTCTTGTAACAAGAATATGTATATTGAACTTTTAAAAGTATTTGAAGCGCAATGTACAAATGACGAATAATATTTATCTAAACGTGGGCTATCTATACGACAAAGACGGTAAGGCACAAGAAGAAATTACTAAAAGTCAAGCGTTAGATTTAACAAAGAAACGAGTTAAACTAATGGGCTATTCTTGGCACGATCTAAAAAGCGCGAAGCGACACAGATATTTGACTGATATGCGCAAGGTTGTATGTACTTATCTTTACGACAACCGTTGGACATTTCCACAAATTGGAAAGCTATTAAAGATGGATCACACGTCCGTCATTTATCACCGTCGCACATTTAACGAACTACTACAAACCGACGACCAAATGCAAACGCTTTGGCTACAATTTAAAAATACATAATGAGCGCACGAAAAGCTAAACGTCACATCAACGAATCTGACGACTATCTTGTTTTTACACGAAAGCGAGATGTAATAAACATAAACCACAAGGACAACGATTCGTTAAATATTATATTGGACTTAGCAGTTGCTAACAAACACTTCTTAGAGTTGCTAAGGTCTGTAATTAAATCAGTAGATGAATATACAAAGCAAGAAAATACCGATAAGTCAGATTCAAGTAGACCCGAACAACCCAAGGATTCTAAACAAGACGAAATTCAAGAAGCTGAAATCATCGATTGAGAACTTTCCCGAAATGCTTGAAGTGCGACCTATTGTCGTTGCTGATGGTATTGTTGTTGGTGGCAATATGCGATTACTAGCAATGAAGGATTTAGGATTTCGTGAAGTAACAGCTATTGACGTTACCGATTGGACACAAGGGCAACGAGACGAATTTATGATAAAAGACAACTTAAACTATGGCGATTGGGATTACGATCTACTTGCAAACGAGTGGGAAGGTACGGACTTAGAAGATTGGGGTCTAGATTTATGGCAAGAAGAAAAGCCAAAAGAAGAACAAAAACAACGTAGTATTAAGATCAATTTTAACGATGACGATTACGACACGGCAAACGAACTTATAAACGCACTAAAAAATGCTGACACATATATTGGTGGTATTGTCTTAGACGCATTGAGATTGCAATTTAAATAACACAAATGTCACATAATAAAAAAGACTTTCTTGAGGCACTTGAACGATCACTTGGCGTAGTAACGACAGCATCTAAAGCTTGCAACATATCACGGCGCACACATTATCGTTGGTTAGAAGAGGACGAAGAATATGCTAAGTCAGTCAAAGAAATAAAAGACATTGCTTTAGACTTTGCAGAAAGCCAACTCCATAAACAGATTGGTGAAGGCAATACAACTGCAACTATCTTTTTTTTAAAAACACAAGCTAAAGACAGGGGGTATATAGAGAAGCAACAGATAGAAGTTAACGAACCAAAACCTTTTAAGTGGTTTGACGACGAGTGAAGCAACCATCGACATACTATCACGTTAAAAAGTCTAAGGCAAAGATTCAAGTACATCAAGGTGGCACACGTTCGGGCAAGACCTATTCTATTTGTCAAGCGTTAATCGAATTGTGCTACAAAAACAAAGGTGCTGGTATTGTTATAACCATAGTTAGAAAGACGTTTCCGGCTTTGCGATCGTCAGTAATGCGAGACTTTTTTGACATACTGACTGAAGGTGAAAACTACTACGAAGAAAATCACAACAAGTCACAAGCGACATACACATTGTTTGGCAACCTTGTTGAGTTTATAAGCGCAGACCAACCACAAAAGTTGCGAGGTCGTAAACGCACAATGTTGTATATAAACGAAGCTAATGAGCTGTCGCTTGAAGATTGGAGACAACTTATATTAAGAACGACAGACAAAACAATAATTGACTATAACCCATCTGACCAATATCATTGGATATATGAGTACGTTTTAAATCGTGATGACGTTGACTTCTTTCAAACCACATACCTTGACAACCCATTTCTTGAACAAAGCGTTATTGACGAAATAGAACGCTTTAAAGAAACAGACGAAAACTACTGGCGTATTTACGGACTAGGTGAGCGTGGCATTAACACAGCAGCCGTATTTCCACAATGGCAAGTTGCAGACCAAATACCAGAACGCGCAAAGCTTGTCGCATACGGTATGGATTGGGGTTTTACAAATGACCCGACAGCGTTAGTTTCTGTTTGGCGTGAGGACTATTCTTTGTATATTAAAGAACACTTGTACAAGACAGGTTTAACAAATCGCGATATAAGTTTAGAGCTAGACAAACTAGAACTAAACAGAACGCCAATCATTTGTGATAGTGCAGAACCTAAATCAATTGAAGAACTACATCGGCTAGGACACAACGTAAAGCCGTCAAAAAAAGGGCCTGACAGTATTCGTCTAGGCATAGACATAATGAAACGACATAAACTATATATACTAAAAGAATCGTTAAACGCACAAAAAGAATTTAGAAACTACCGATGGGAAACAAACAAAGACGGAGTACAACTATCTAAACCAGTAGATCACAACAACCACATTGTTGATGCCGTTAGATACGTTTGTATAAATCGCATCGGTACACCTTATTCAGGCAAATACTTTATCTCATAATGGAATTAATCGTACCTGATTCATTGGCTGATGTTACAGTCAAGCAATATCGTGAATTGACAAATATAGACTTAGAGCAATCTGATACACAATGGATGTCAGATGCGATTACTATTTTATGCGACATAGACAAAGACTTAGTGTCAAAACTAACTATTGATGAACTAAATAAAATAGGTACTATAATTCATAAGATAACTGACGCCGATCAGAACAACCAGGAGCTACAAAAAAAGATTGAATACAAAGGCAAGCGTTATGGCTTTCACCCTAACTTATCTAAGCTAACCGTTGGTGAATTTGCTGACTTAGAAACTTACTGCAATGGTGGGTACTTTGAAAACCTAAACGGCATAATAAGTATATTGTATAGACCTATCGTACAAGAAGGGGGCGACTTTTATACAATAGAAGATTACGACGCAGTCGTGTTGCCTAATTATTGGGATGACTTAAAGATGGACGTTGTGCTTGGTGCAACGAATTTTTTTTTGTCTATCGGCGAGACCTTAACGAACGGTTTGGTCAATTATTCAAAGGCGGAGCTAAAACAAACTTAATAGCTGAAAAGTGGGGTTGGTATTCTATAATATACAATTTAGCAGGAGGCGACCCTTTAAAAATAGAAGATGCAACACAAATTGAAATAGAATCGGCTTTTACATATTTAGCTTATGAACAAGACTTAAATCGTCAAGGCAAATCACCTGACGCTGAACAATACAGATGAAATCTTACAAGCAAATAACAAACCTACTACAAACGATTACAGACAATCATTTGATACTGCAAAGCTTTAACGCTGGCCCTTTAGACCAAGTTGATATTGAAAAGTTAGGACAAACAGACTACCCGTTTTTGTATTGCGAAATACTAGGTGCAAACATAGATAATGGCGTTATAAGTTACGATCTAGAATTGTTGGTTGCTGATATGATACAACCAGATTTAAGCGACAGAAATCAAGTCTATTCAGATACACTTCAAATGTTGCACGATGTATTAAATCAATTTATACAATCGTTAGCTACAACTAACACAACAGTTGATGACGATTATAAAGCTGAACTACCTGTTACTTGCACACCGTTTACAGCAAGATTTGACAACGAACTAACTGGCTGGTCAGGATCTTTGACAATTGAGGTATCGAATAAGAATAACCTTTGTATAGCTCCCTTTAGTTAATGGCTAAGTTACAATTCACAGTCGGTGGTGTAAGCTATCCTGCAAAAGCTACAAAAAAAGCGTTAGAGTTTATTGGTAAACGCTGGCGCAAAAACGCACGCACAAGTTTAAAGATGCAAGGTCGTATGAATACTGGCGCGCTTTACAATTCAATGAAGCTGTTTGTCGGTGCTAATCAACACGCGATGTATGTAAACATTACGCCACAAGTTGACTATTGGGATTACGTCGACAAAGGTGTTCAAGGTGCGTCAAAGAACATCTTTTCAAAACAAAGTGATTCACCCTATAAGTTTGGAAGTGGACGTGGCAAACCAGGTCTAAGGGGCGCAATAGACAGATGGACTACACAAAAGAACATACAAGGAACAAGAGATGCCCAAGGTAGATTTGTGCCACGCAAGTCAATTGTGTTTGCGATCACAAGAGCAATTTGGCATCGTGGACTGAAACCGTCTTTGTTCATAAGTGGCACTTGGAAGCGTTTAAGAATTAAAGCACTAAATATTTTAGCCGTTGCTGTTGGTGAAGATATGGCTGACGCAATAAAACAATCATTACAAAAAAACCCAAATCTTGAAGTAAAATGAGTATGACGGTACAACAACGCCCTGATACTACTGACGTACACGGCGTATTTGAACAACAGATGTATGTTATCACATCAACTGAATATTCAGGCGGCTCGTACTATAAATTTCGTTATATAGCTGAATGGTATGTAGGTGGCACTTTAACAGCAACTGTAAAAGTATTTCCAAACTCTGAAGGGGCTGGAGTTTTTAGAGTAGAACAAATTATACAAGATTTTATGTCTATTACTAAAGGTGATAGAAATGTGACTACTAACCAAATCTATGACAAGTCAATTCACCTAGTTGGTGTAAACAACCCTGCATACCCTTGGAGTATTAGTAACGGCGAAAATTATCGTAAGATAGAAATGCGCTTTAAACAAGAGTATTCTACAACTGCAACTGGCGCACCTGTTGTTGATACTGTTAACAAAATTGACGGCGAATATATTGACTACATTATGACGGCTGGGTTACGTCGTGGCTCAAAAACATTGTCTGAAACTTGGGATGCAGGTATTCCAGACTTTTTACACGACGAAGATTGGATAGACAACTTCACGCCACATTCACAAAACTCACAAGTATTAAGCGACAGATTCAAAGACTCAAACTTTGTAAGCACAACAGCTTCAAATGTTTCAGTCGTTCATCAAGAAGTAACCTTAAAAGATGTACGAACATTAAGTCTGTTAATGGACGGGTCAGCTCCAACAAGTGGAACGGCTGTTTCGGCGTGGATAGGAACATACAATTCAAGCAACACGTTGACGTCATCAGGTTTTATTACTGCTGCAACGTCAGGCGGTACTGCTCCAGGGTCAGTATCTAACGACTTTGAAAGACAACAATACATAGGTGTTGGGCCAAAGAATTTAGCTACACAATCTGTTGTTGCAGCGATCGCAACACAATTTAACGCGTCACCAAATACTGTTGCATATTATGAAGTTTTTTTTATGAAGGACTCGTCGACTGTACCTTCTAACACAACGACTGCATCAATGGCGTCTTGTTGTTATCAATTTACAGTTAAAGACGCCAATTGTAGATATGGTGTTGATGGATATAACCCTATAACTTTAACTTGGCAAAATTCTCTTGGGGCTTGGGATTATCAAAGCTTTAATTTAGTAAGCGAAAAATCTACTAATCAAATTAAGCGAAAGACATTTGATCAAGTACCAGGCAATTGGGATACGGCTGATGCTAATCAAGACTTCAACTATCGGGGCGACCAAGGGGGTATGCGAATAGCTAAAGTAAACGCACGGCAAGAATTTACAGCGCATACCGATCTATTTAATGAAGATGAAGTTGACATACTCGAAGCATTGCATTTATCGCCGAATGTGTACTTATTATCTTCACAAGGGCAAACCGTTACACCAATTGTTATAACAAACACGTCGTTTGTATTTAAGAAAAACGTAAACACACGCAGCCCGTTTTTATATCAAATAAAGTTTAAGAACGCTAAAGAAAGACCGACAACAAAAGGTGGTACTTATAGAGGTTACTAATGATTGAATTAATTGCATACGAACAAAAGCCGACACTTGCAACAGACGTAGTAGGCGATCAATGGACTTTAGATATAACACAACCTGGTGCAATATCTTTAAAGTACGAAGTTAGCAAGGGTAACGACATAATGGGTCGTTATAGTCCATTTAGTCAAACCTTTCGGTTGCCGTTTACAAATTACAATTCGAGATTTTTTGGCTTATATTATGACGTCAATTTAACACAAAGTGGCGCAGGCAATGTTTTTAACATACACAAAAAAAGCTATTGCGAAATAAGAGTCGACGGCATACCAATTATAACAGGGTCTTTACAACTCAAAAACGTACACACTAAAAGCGAAGAATACGAAGTTGCAGTATTTGGAGAAGAGGCCAGCATCTTCCAAGAGATAAAAGACAAGAAACTGATCGATTTATTTATTAGCGAAGGAACAGGTGCTATGGACGTAGACTACGACGTTCCTTTGACACCTAGTGATATTGTTAATTCTTGGACGTTAACTAACGATGTTACAACAGGCAATGTTGGCGACGGAACTATTGTATTCCCTTTAGCTGATTATGGTCTAAGTCAAG